AGATTTAAATATGGAGCCTAAATAAATCTTGCTAAAATGTAAGAAAAATGTTACATTTTTTCATTTTTTACCTATATTATATATAAGAATAAAGTATACAGCTCGTTAGACCCAGCCATGGCTCTGGGGATGGTCTTCAAAATCATGTGAGGTGTCCAAAGCTTCACCAGAGGGTTCAAATCCTTCACGGGCTGCCGGTTAAATATCTGCTATAACAAGCGGTAAAATAAAAACAATTAAGTTACGTCTAATTAAAAGAAAAAGACAAACGAACAAAAAACGAACAAAAAAACGAAGAAAAGGAAAACGAAAAAAGCATGGAAAGTAAAACTCAAATTGCTGGTATCGATTTAGATGCCATTAAAGCTACGCTTGCGGGCTTACAAAACAAGAACTCAAAGAAAAATTATTTATGAAGACCAGAGGATGATTCCTCAACAACAATCAGACTATTACCTTATAAACACAATCCATCTATGCCATTTACGGAATTGAAATTCCATTATGGTAAAGCAAAAGGCAACCAATATTTCTTATCACCAGCAACTTATGGAAAAGCAGATCCGTTTGTAGAAGCAGCTGATGAATTAGCTTCAGCTGGAGATAAAGAAAATTGAAAATTATCAAGAAAACTAATGCCAACACAGAGAACATATGTACCTGTAGTTGTACGTGGTGAAGAGAATGCCGGAGTAAAGATGTGGGGTATTGGAAGCACTGTATATGAAGAGCTTCTTAAACTCATTAGCGATCCTGACTATGGTGATATTACACATACGGAAACAGGAACTGATATAGTAGTTGAAAAGCAATCAGGTTCAACTGTAGGAAATATATATGGTAAGATTAGTGTTAGACCTAAGAGAAAGTCTAGCATATTAACAAATGATCCAAAGCTTTTGGAGAAATTGTTAGATGAGCAGCCAGATCTTACTGAAATTTATCCTGAAACTAGTTATGAAAAACTAACAGAAGTTTTAGAAGCTTATTTAAATCCAGATAGCGATGATGAAAAAACTGCCGCTGATACGAGTACAGAAGCTTCTATTAAAGCTGCTCCAGCATTTGATAAAGAGAAAATATTCTCTGAATTTGATGAAATGATGAAGGCTGAAAAGAAGTAAATAATTAATTTAAAAAAAAGTAGGAGGGAGATTAGTTTCTTCCTCCTTTCTCTAAGAAAAAGGTTATAAAAAAAATAATGAATGAAAGCTTACTAAATGCATTAGTGGAGACAATAAATACTACCGTCAACGGAAAGAAAAAAGCCCCAGATACAGCATATATTTTAAATGATGCTAGCAAAGAAATAGTTGCTGCAAATGTAAAGAATTGAATTTCAACTGGCTCAACTTTACTTGATTTAGCTATATCAAATAGAAAAGATGGTGGGATAGCATCTGGTAGAATTTGCGAATTACAAGGAATGGAAGCTACAGGTAAATCACTAATTGGAGCACATATATTAGCGTCAACACAAAAACTTGGTGGAATAGCAATATATATAGATACGGAATCTGCTATTTCTACAGACTTTTTAAAAGTGATTGGTGTAGATTTAGATAAATTAATATATGCACAACTTAATTTGGTTGAAGATATATATGAAACAATTGAAAATTTAATTAATAGAATAAAAGAATCTGGACATAATAAGTTAGTTACTATACTTGTAGACTCAATGAGTCAAGCAACAACTAAAGTTGAAATGGAGTCTGATTTTAATAAAGATGGTTGATCTACAACTAAATCAATTATTAATTCAAAAGCAATGAGAAAGATAACGAATTTAGTTGCTAGAGAAAATGTAGCTTTGATTATGACAAATCAATTACGCTCAAAGTTAGGTGCAATGTGAGGAGATGATAAAACAACTTCTGGTGGCTTTGCAATAGGATTTGCAGCAAGTACAAGAGTTAGATTTACAAAAGCTCAGAAGCTTAAGGATAGTGAAGGTGATGTTATAGGATTATATATTAAAGCAAGAATTATGAAATCAAGATTTGGACCAAGTGAGAGAACAGTTGAATTTCCGCTATACTTTAGTTCAGGAATTGATAATGAAGGTTCTTTGTTACTATATTTAAAAGGAAAAGGACTCGTAAAATCTGGCGGCGCATGGTATACGCTATCAGTAGTTGATAAGGATACTGGCGAAATCACAGATATTAAATTTCAAGCTAAAACTTGGATTGATAAGTTAAATGAAATTCCTGGACTTAGAGATTATGTATATGATTTGGTTTGTGAAACTTTTATAATGAAATACATATATGATAATAGAATTGATATTGATACCTTGAGTATAGAAGTTGATAAAGAGAAAGATGATGAGTTTACACCGCTAAATGGAAGTAGAGAAGGTGACGATGATGAATAGAGAAAAAATAGAAAGAATGAACAAATATGGAATTGAGAACATTGATTATATTGATAACATAGACGACATAAGATTTATAGACGATATTAATTATTATTTTTTGTTATATAATTTTATTAAAAGAACGAAGAAGCACATAAACCTAGTTCAAAGGTGCTGGTTTTATTTATGACCTAATCCCAATGCACAAATTACAAATATTGTAAAGCAATATGATGGTATTAATAATCATGATGTTGATAAGTTTAAAAGTCCAGAGTTTAATATATATCCATATATTAATGGAGTATATTTAATTAATAGATTATATGGAAAAAAATTACATGCATCACCTAAATTAGAACTATTAATGACTGAAATGACTGATTATCATGTCAAGCATAGCTCTCATCATCCCGAATATTGGGATAAGAATTTAACTGGTAATTCAATTAATCCATTAGATAAAGATACTCCATTGTTATTAGTTGATGCAACCGAAATGACAGATCAAGCAATAATAGAGATGGTTTGTGATTGGAAAGCAGTATCAATTGAGAGAAAAACAGACATTAATACTTGAGCAATGTTAAATATTAACAAGCGCTGGAAATTTAATAGTGAACAAATCAAACTCATCTCTATGGTAATTCACGAGTTGAGACCGGTTAGTATATTGTGAGAAGATGTTAGTGAGGATTTGTGTCTTTAGTTAATATTAATAGTATTCTAAAGAAAATATCTGAAAATCACGCAAATGATATAAAGTTAGGTCCAAATTCTAGAATATTAGTAGTTGACTTATTAAATCTATTTATTAGAGCATATGCTGCTAATCCTGCAACTAATGATGATGGAGTACATATTGGAGGAATTACCGGTTCGTTAACTTCTCTAGGATATGTAATTAAGCGATTTAGTCCTACTCGAGTTATTATTGTTACTGATGGTGTAGATAGTATTAAGAAAAGAAAAGAAATATTTGAGGGCTATAAAGCTCAACGAAAAATGAGAAAAGAAGCAGATGTTTATAATCGAAAGTTTTATTATAGTTCAGCAGAAATGGAAGAGAAAATAATGAAAATGGAGCTAGCAAGATTATTTGAATATTTGTCTTTTTTACCTATAACAACAGTAATGGTTAATGGTTATGAAGCTGATGATATTATATGGTATATTACAACACAAATTTTTGATGATACTACTAATCATATTATATTATCTATGGACAAAGACTTTTTACAATTATGCGAAACAGATAACATTAAGGTTTTTTCTCCTATAAAGAAAATTTTATATGATAAAAAGAATGTACAAGATGTCTTTGGAGTGCCAGCGCATCATATATCTTTACTTAGAGCTATTGATGGTGATAATTCTGATAATATTCCTGGTGTACCAAGATGAGGTATAAAAACAATACTTAAAAAGATTCCGATACTTTTAGATGAAACTGTGAAATGGAATTTGGATAACATATATGAATATGCAGTAGAAAATAACATAGGAAAATTTTTAGAAAACTTTGAAAGTATTATAAAGAGAAATTACAAATTAATGTCTCTCGGTGAAATAAGAGTAGAAGAAAAAGATGCTCTAAAGATTAAAGAATTAGTTACTAGCACTCATATTAATCAACTAAACAAGTTTAAAATACAAAAAATGCTAATAGAAGATAGAGCAACTTCTGGTATTAGAAATCCAATGGCTTGGATGGATGATTGTTTCTCTAGACTTAATTATCGTGCTACTTCTTTTAATGATGAAATAGGCGGTAAGAATGTCAAATAATTTAGGTACATATGGATATGACTTTCAGATAAAGCTATTAGTTACGCTAATATCTGATAAGCCATTTATTAAGCAAACTGCTGATATTATTCGATCTCAATATTTTACATCAGATGCTGCTAAATGATTAGCAAATCAATCACTTGATTATTATGCGGAGTACAAAGATACTATAACATTCGATGTAATAAAAATGGAGTTATCGAATATTGAGTCTCAAGAACTAAAAACTGACGTCTTAAGACATATACAAGATATAAATAAGCACTTTAAATCTAGCGATCTAAGTTATGTTAAAAGCAAAACTCTTGCTTTTTTAAAGAATCAAGTACTCAAAAAAGCATTGTTAGATTCTATAGAGCTTCTTCAAGATGAAAATTATGAAGAAATAAGACACGTTATTAATGAAGCTAGTAATGCTGGAGTAGAAAGAGATATTGGTCATGACTATTTCGAAGATTTCGAAGATAGATATAATGAATCTCTTAGAAAATGTGTACTAACATCTTGACCAGTAATTGATGATTTACTATCTGGCGGCATTGGTGCTGGTGAACTTGGAGTAATAGTAGGCGGTCCTGGTTCTGGAAAATCATGGTTCTTAGCATATCTGGGAGCGGCAGCAGTAAAAGCGGGAAAGAAAGTATTACACTATACTCTTGAACTTAGTGAAAATTATGTAGGATTGAGATATGATAGTATAATATCAGGATATCCTTTTAAAGAATTAAAATATCATAAAGATGAAGTAAAGGAGTTGGTTGATCAATATGGGAAATTACTAATTGTTAAGCAATATCCAGCTACTATCGCAACTGTTGCAACATTAGAAGCTCATTATAATCTTTTAAAGTCATTAGGTTTTGAACCAGATCTTATTATTATTGATTATGGCGATCTTCTAACTACTACCTTATCAAAGCATATGCAAAGTAGTTATCATATAGGTGGTAGAATATATGAAGAAATGCGTGGTTTCTTAACACTAATTGGAAAACCTGGTTGAACTGGAAGTCAAAGTAATAGAAGTGCACAAGAACAAGATGTAATAGTTGCAGAGAATATTGCAGATTCTTATAAAAAAGTAATGACTGCAGATTTCGTTATGTCAATATCAAGAAAAATTGAAGATAAGTTAGCAGGTACTAGTAGAATACATATTATTAAGAATAGATTTGGCGCAGATGGTATGACATTTAAAGCCAGCTTTAATGCTAATAATGGTGCAATATCTATTTACGATGTAGGCACTAGAGGTGATCTAGAAGAATCGAAAAAACAAGGTAATGGTAACGAATATGTAAGAAGATTGATTGCTCAGAAATTGGGTAATATGAACAAAGAAAAGGAAAAAGAGTAATTTTTATATGTTTACAAATGAATTTCAAAAGACAATATGAGAGCAGAATTATAAACTTAGTATAGATAATGCTATTGAAGATACTTGATTACGAATAGCAACTGCCGCTTCTGCAGTAGAAACACAGCCTGATATGTGAAGAGACAAATTTTATGATATTTTAGAAGATTGGAATTTTGTGCCAGGCGGAAGAATAATGGCAAACATTGGAGCACCTGATAAAAAAGAGACAACATTAATGAATTGCTTTGCACATTCGCCTCAAGATTTAGATAATTTTTCAGATCCAGATTCAATAAATGGAATTTATACTCTACTAAAAGCACAAGCAAAAACATTAGCATCGGAAGGTGGATATGGAATGAATTTCAGCTGACTTCGTCCAGAGGGGACTTATGTTAAAGGAACCGGAATAAGAACTCCTGGTGTATTAAAATTTATGGAGCTATGAGATAAGTCTTCTGAAATTATTACTTCTGGTACGACTAAAGTACTTAAAGATGGTAATGAGGGAAAAGAAAAAAAGAAGATAAGAAAAGGAGCACAGATGGGTATTCTAGAAGTCTGGCATCCTGACATTATTGATTTTATAGAAGCTAAACAAACTCCTAATAGATTAACTAAATTTAACTTATCGGTAGGAATTAATGCAGAGTTTATTAAAGCTGTTATTGACGATGCTGGTCGCGGAGAGATACTCTGAACATTATCATTTCCAGATACTTCCTGTCCTCAATATAAAACAGAATGAAAGGGAGATTATCAAAAATGGATCAATAAAGGTTATCCGAGAGTTAATTATCAGACAATTAAAGTTAAAGATCTCTGAGATAAGATAATGACTGCAACTTATACCAGAAACGAACCTGGAGTTTTATTTCTTGATTTAGCAAACAAGTTGAATCCTGTTAACTATTGTGAAAATATAGCTACTTCAAATCCCTGTGTAGTAGGAGATACTCTTGTCTTCACTAACGTTGGGTGAATTAAAATTAAAAACTTAGAAAAGCAGAAAAATAAGATTAAGAATTTAACTATTATAACAATAGATAAAGACAAAAAACTGTATAATTCAGAGTTAAAGAGAGTGTGGATGACTCAAAAGGATGATGAAATATATAAAGTTTGCTTTGAAAATAATGAATATATTCTAACTAACTACAAACATAAACTATATGGAAAGTCGTTCAATGAGTTGTGTGTTGGTAATATATATGACCAGTACAAAGCTGGTAAAACAACAACGCTTCCGTCTGTTAATGGTGCTGATGGGAAACTAAAAGCAATTGTTAGAATAGAAAAGACCGAAAAGAAGGAAGATGTATATGATTTAACAGCTGTTCCAAATTATAACTTTTTTAGTTTAATAAATCGCGACGAATATATAGTCACGGAGCCTGTTTTGGTAAATAACATAGAAAGATTTTACATATATGATGTAGTAGATGTTGACAATGGACAACAAAAATTTGCTATAGATTTAGATGAAAACGATGAAATTTATTAAATAAAATAATTGAGTTACTATATTTATAATAAAAGAGTACAGGCTCCAATAGACATTAAAATATCTAATGAGTGTACTAAGGAAAATTAAATATGATAATTTATAAAACCACAAACTTAATTAATGGTAAAATTTATGTTGGCAAAGATTCTAAAAATAATAATAATTACCTCGGCTCCGGTAAGATATTAAATCTTGCTATCAATAAATACGGAATAGAAAATTTTAAAAAAGAAACGCTTTGTGAATGTTTAAGCTCTAAAGAGTTGAACAAAGCAGAAAGATATTGAATTAAAAAACTTAATTCTCAAAACCGCAATATCGGATATAATATTACAGCTGGCGGGGACGGCGGTGACACAATTACGAGTTCGCCAGACTATAAAGAGCGGTGCTTAAAATGCGAAAGGGTTGGAAAAAATAACGGAATGTATGGAAAAAAACACTCGTCTTCAGCTATTAAAAAAATGAGCAATATTAGAATAGCATATTTTCAAAATAGCGAGAACAGAGAAGGTCTTTCAAGAAAAAAGCTTGGAGTTAAAAATCCAAAACACTCTATTACTATGAAGAAATACTATAGCAGCATAAGAAACAGAGATAAAACTAAATTTGCTTTAATTAAATTTTATAATAATAGAACAGAAGAAGAAAAAGATGCTCACTCAGAGAGATCGAAGATAGCAATGAAAAGTCGGAAAGAAGATAAAGAGAGTTGAGAGTTGTATATAAAAAAACAATCAGCCTCTCAGAAAAAGAGATGAACAGAAAGCAAAAGAAAGGAGCACGGAAAATCAGTTAAAGAAGGAATAAAATTTATTCCAATTAATTTCATAAAAAGAAATAATATTGATATTAATTATTTTATTTCTTTATTAAAAAGTAACAATAATGAGAAAGTGCTAGATTTAAAGAAAAAATTTAATGCAAAAAATATACAATTTTCAATAAAATCAATATTGAAGAATTTTGAAACAATTGAAAATTTTAAAAAGGAGCTAATAAAAGCAAATGAAAGTTAATAATATTTCAAAACCAAAAATAACACATAGAAAGGAGGATTATTATATGCAGTCGACACTCAACGTCGATTGCGGTTAGGAGAAATTCTCATGTCAACTGGCGTATGCAATTTAGGAAGTATAAATCTTGTTAAGTTTTATGATAATGGATCATTTGATTTTGCAAAGTTTATTAATACAATTATAACTGCTGTAAGATTTCTAGATAATATTAATGATATTTCAAATGTACCATTGCCTGAATATAAAGAATCAATGCTTAAGAAGAGACGAATTGGATTAGGTACCATGGGATTAGGATCATTACATTATATGATGGGTATTAGATATGGCTCTCCGGAGTCATTAGATATGGTTAGAGACATATACAAAATAAAAGCCGGGGTGGAATTACTCGCTTCAGCAATGCTTGGTGAAGAAAAAGGTTCATTTGAGTTATTTGATAGTAAGGAATATTTTAATACTTATTGGTGAAAGAATATTGATATATCAGAAGAAGTGAAGTCGTTAGTTGAATCAGTTGGAACAATGAGAAATAGCTGTCATTCAGCAAATGCTCCAAATGGGAATTGCGTTAGAAAGAATACAAAAATAAGAACAGCAGAAGGTGTAAAGTCTATTTCTCAAATTTTTAAAGAAAATAAAATAGATATTACAAAAGAAAAAAAGAACCAATCATTTATTCCAATTAAAACTTTGGAAGTTCCTACACTACAAGGTAATAAGAGAATTACAGGATTATATATTAATGATAATAGAAACGTATATTCAATAAAAACAGATATGAACAATAAAATTGATGGCACAAGTGAACATAAGCTTTTAGTTAAGATAAGTGATACTCGAGCAAAATGAATTGAGTTACAAGATTTAAAAGTTGGCGATAAGATTTTGATAAAAAAATAATTAAATAAAATTGCTCCTACATTGATATTTATATTTATAATAAAGTAATGTAGGAGCAATTTTAAATGACAAAAAGAAAATATAAAACTTATAAAACTAGAATATATGAGGAAAATTCAAAAGAAGTCGCAGATAATTTGTGGCAAGAATACTTATTAAAGGTTGATCAAAGTTTAGATGGATTTATTAGAAGATATGGCGAACCAGAAGGTATAATAAAATATGATATATTTAGAAATAAATCTAAACATACAAAAGAAAAATATATTATGCAACTTGGTAAAATTGCAGGCGAGAAGAGATGAGATGAATATATACAAACTAAAAGAGAAACAACAAAAAGGGCATTTGCGTATTGACTAAAGATATGTGATGGAGATTATGATTTAGCAAGAAAACAATATGCAGATTATCAAAGACGAGATATGGATTACTTTATTAACAAATATGGTAAAAAGATTGGTATGGAAAAATGAAATTCTAAAAATAAGAAACAATCAATTAGTATATCAAAACATCATAAAAATAACAAAAATAAACAGCTTCATGCAGCAACACTTAGTAAGTGAATTAAAAAATATGGACAAGAAATCGGTGCCCAAAAATGAAAAGAGCTGTTATTAAAAAAATCATCTAGTGCTAGTAAAACGTCTGTTTCAGAAGTATCACAAAGTTTTTGTGATTCTCTTTTAGATATGTTACATGATGGCTTTCATAAATATATAAAATATGCAAAAAAAAATAAAGAATGATGAATATATGATAGAAACAAGAAATCATATTTATTTTTTGACTTTACATTAATAAAATCAGGAAATAAAAAAATTATAGAGTTTAATGGAGATTTTTGACATGCAAATCCGCTATTATTTGAATCAGATTGAAAACATCCGATATTAAAAACTGATGCAAAAAGACTTTGAGACAAAGATAGATATAAATTAAGGGTTGCAAATAATAGCGGATTTGATACATTAGTCGTCTGAGAAAAAGAATGAAGAGATAATAAAGAAAAAGTGCTAATAAAATGTAAAAAATTTATAGAAGGAGAAAATAATGAGTGTAGTTAATATAGAAGGACTCGAGCTAATTGAAGAAGTAGTAACAGAGATCAAGCTTATAAAAGATGATACGTATGATATAGAAGTTGAAGATGCTCATCACTATATATTAGGTAATGGTATTATTTCACACAACACTTCAATATTTGCCGGCATTGTGTCAGGTGGAATAGAACCTGTATTTATGAAAGAGTATACTAGATGAGTTATTGTTACCGACGAGGAAAAGAGAGCATTAGCAGAGAGTGAATTTATAATTCCAGATGTAATGAAGAGTGAATGGTTTGAAACAGAAAATCTTAAATTCATAACTATCGCAAATGAACAAATATTAGAAGGCGAATTTAATGGAGAATCTTATAGAGTTGATAAAAGTAGAGGCTTGGTCAAAGCAAATTTAGTTGAAGACTATGGTTGGAGTTGAGTAAAAGCAAATATATTTTCTGATGAAGATATAACCTGGACACTTTTAAATAAGGATGAGGATGTTTTTTCAACTACAGTTGATTTATCAGTTGAAAATCATTTAAGTGTGCTGAAAATAATTGCTCACTATACGAACATGAATTCTAGTAAGTGTGTTGAAAAGTCTTCAAGTATGATTATTATAAATGACGAGGTTGTGTATTTAAGTGAGCTTGAGTTTAATAATAGTGGTGAATTTAAGTCTATAGAGTCTGATAAACTTTATACTAAAAATCATATTAATAATAAAGTTGAAATAAAATCTACATATAACAATAAGATAGATTCTAAATGTATAAAGATTAGTTTTAGTGATAATTCGACAATAATTGGAACACTAAATCATAAAATATTTGTTGAGAACTCACATTGAGTAAAGTTAATTGATACAAAGATTGATCAAAATATAGTAATACGGAAATAAATATTTGTAAAAGCCCTGTTGTCTTCATATTTATATATAAAGAT